AATGGGCTTGCAGCTTGTGATTGTGGTGATTGCTGTGCTGGGGCTGGGGCTGTTCCTTCGAACAAATCAACTCCACCAAAGGAATCATTACCAATAGCATCAAGAAGTTTTCTTCTATCTTGCTTTGCTTGTTTTAGTTTCGATTCCTGTGCTTCCAGCATTGCTGCCTTTTGCATACCTGCTGTAGGATCAGCGACAGGCGCTGATTCGGTGATGACGGGAGACATTCCCTTCATTACTTCGGAAATCACGTTTGACAGAAGCCCCTCTTCTAAGAGTGATTCTGTAATACACTCTTTAACAAGTGGTTTGATTATTTCTTTTAATTCTGATCTTTTCATTAGTCTCTCAAGATGTCATTAAGCAAACGATTAATCTTATCTGCCTTTGTAAAGATGTTTGGCTGCTTATGCTCTTTCATCATAAATGCGCCAGTAGTTGATGGCTCTGATACGAAGTCAAAACAGATTAGTTGGAAATCATCCTCAACAATAGTGTCTCCTCTTTCTTCTCTTACTGAGCCTAAGCCGCGAGAAGAGATGCCAAGAGTGACGCCTGCCTTAGCAAGCTCCTTTAGTACTAGTCCGGATGGAGTATCGAGTACTTGAACTTTACCCATTACATCATCGCCGTCCCACCAGATGTCGGTGACAAGGTGAGATGCGTTCTTTAGGTTGATAACTGAATCGTCTGGATGATCAAGTTCGCCAAGTGCTCGTCTTTCTTTGACAAGTTTGTGGTAGTTCTCGACTTCTCTTTGTAGGACCTGCTTTCCATAGATACGGCCATTACCGTTACGAGCGTTTGCTCTTTGCATAACGCCAGTCATGTAGAAAGCTTTGCCTTCGCTCATATCTCGCTTCTCTGTCTCGGTTAAGAGATCTTGACAGACCCCTCCGTCGCAGAGAGCATAGTATTCAGTTAAGACCATCTTATTGGACATTATTTGCTTCCAACCATACTCAAAACTTCTTGTGCGAAAGCAGCAAGATCTTGAACGTGAGGGTAGTACTGAGCCATCTCTGTGCTGCCAGCCACCATATTCTCAAAGTCTTGTAGGGCGCCGTGCCTAAATGCTGCTGGGATATTTGCAAGACGAGCAGCTACTTCTTGTGCTGTCTCACCTTCTGCTTCTTGCATCATAGAAGATTGAAGTTCTTCTTTGATGATTTGTCTAAGTTGGTTTTTTGTAATCTTCATTTGTTTGTTTCCTTAAAAAGTAAAATGCGGGCGCAACCCGCACGAGCTAGGAGCCCTTGCAACAACGACGAACATCTGGTATGTTAATTCTTCGCATTTTATTCTCCTGAAAGTTGAATGTTGAGCCCACGATCTCCAAACATCATATTAAAAACATAAGATGTTCCTGAACTTAAACAGCCCAGAATAAAATAGTTAGCGACAGTGTGTTCATATGTAAATAGTTCTGTCCAGCCGTTTATGCCACACAAAAAAACTCCTACCCAGAAGCCCACACACATTGGACAACGGAAGAAGTGATGTTTTGGCCGGATCTTGCTGAAGATGGTGCCGAAGCATAATAGTTGTGTCATTCCGTATGCGGCAAGCACAAATGTTAAAAGTTCCAATTCTACCTCTATTCGTAAGTGTAAGACATCCAGTGATGGGCGTTAGTCATAGATTGCGGGCCAGACTTTGGCTCCTTATGCGGAATCTCGCCAAGTTCTGTAGACTCTTCTTCGCTTGGATCGACAAAGCGGTCGACTACCATATCTTCAAATTTTTCTATAAATTCAAAATAGGGGCGCTCTTCGTCCATCCATTTCTGGAGATTTAGTATTGTCATCTTGGTCGTATCAAAACTATCTCCTTTAAGCATACGCGCCTCTAGAGAGCCGTAGATTGAGCCGGCTTGCACAGAACCGATATCGATAAGGCCCTTCTGGGATAGAAATTTAAACATCCTTGATTCTGTTGAATAAACCAGATCAGACATAAGATCCTTTGGAAATGCAACAACTTTCATCTTCTTTGGCATAACGATAATATCGACATCTTTGTGGTCCATTATCATATAGTCGCCATCCATAGTGCGCCTGATTACTAATTCAGTCTTTGCAACGACAGGAGAAGTTTTTTCTTTCTCTTGGTCGCCTATGATAACTGTTACAGCCATTAAAGTACAGTCTCCCTAGTGAGAGCCTGAATCTTAAGAACCTGTTGAATCATCTTGTCATCAATAGGCTGCCCTTTGAAGGACTCCATCTTTTCTGAGACTAGTGCAACTTTTTGTTGCATATCTTTGTCTCCGCTAATATCTTTTGCATCGGACATTTTTTTAACTTCTTCTTTTAACCTATGAAGCTCTTCATTTAAGTATACTTTAAACTCAATACTATTGTCGGCAAATAAAGTTACATACTTTCCAATCAATTCTTTTTGGTTTTCGTCAAGTGATTCGCTGTATTTAGCGTTAAAGCTTTCAACAACTTTTCTGTACACCAAGTCGTCAACGTGAGGCATGCTTTTGCTTTCAACAACTTCTTCTGGCTTGGAAACGATACCTTGGATGATAGCTCTTTCCAACAGGACCTTGTGCTTAACGCCAATTTCTGCTCCAAAGATCTGCGAGATGGTTGCTAGATTGCGGTAGTTAGGTACGAAATTGCTATAAATTTTTGTGCCGAAGTTTTCGTTAATCATCTTAATGATGTTGCTTTGTGCTTCGAATATCTTTTCCTTGTCAAGAGAAATATATTCCTTCTTCGCTTCTTGGATAAGTCGTTCTGCGAAATAGATATCCGCTCCGTGAGACTCTCCAAGTAATTTGTATAGTTCGAGTTCTTGTCTAAGAACTTTGCCCTTGCTAAAGAACTCTTTCATCAAAGAAAGCAGTGACTTCTTTTTCTCAATGTCTTTTGCAACAATCGCTTTTGCGACCTCTTTAGTTAAGACTTCATAAAGAAAGGCAGTGTTGCGCTTTTTATTGTGCTTTATTTTCATTCTTTTTTAACTCCGATCTTTCAAGTTCTTCAATAAGCCTTTTGGCATCTCTACTGGTCTTAAGAAGTTTTGATTCTTCTTTAGAGAAGTTCTCTTCATAAATAGTTTGTTGCTCTTCGAACATCCCCTTAGCCAAAGAATCAAGNCCTCCGGAACCTACTTTTCCTGGAAAGGTTGAGCGAGCTGTACCCACTTCTGGGCCCGCTTTGGCTTTATAGTTCTTTGCTCGGCCGGCTGACTTGCGCTTATCGTTCTTGACTTTCTCATAGGTCGCAAGTTTACGCGCTCTGTCTTTGCGTCTAATATCTTCTGGTGAGTCTTCGCGTCGACCAGGAGCGGATAGTAAAACATCATCGTCTCCAGTCTCTTCTGCGCCTAAGTCATCACCTCCGAGATCTCCGCCGAGGTCATCGCCTCCAAGGTCATCACCTCCAAGTTCGTCACCTCCGAGATCATCGCCTAAATCATCACCTCCAAGATCTCCCAAACCTTCATCGTCACCGAGGCCGCCACCTCCACCAGACATGGACGCAGCAGCCATCTCCTGCTCTGCCTCTGCGGTCGCTGCAAGGTTAGCGTCGAACTTCTTGTCGTAGAAAAGCTCACGCTGGTTGCGGAGGAATTCTTCGTGAGACATACCGAACAAGTTTTCTGCGATCCATCGGCGAGAGAAAAATCCTTCATTGGCTGATGCTGCGACATTAAATTTCTTGTCCCATCTTTCTAGTTCTTGAAGTTCTGCAATGATAGATGGATTGTTTAGTCTCAACTTAAACCCAAGCAGATCCTCTCCGTCGTAGCCGAGAGTGTAAAGATGGATAATACCGATCTTCTCAAGTTCTGAAACGACTGCTCTTTGTAGGCGTTGAATGGTTCTTGCAAAACGAATGTCTTTTTGGGCAAGAGTTGTCTTGTCTTCTTCTGCGCCCTCTGCGTTTGTAAGATAGGACGCTGGCACTTTCAATGCTGAGAACAGCTTATCTCTTAAGTATTTGACATCATCGATATCGCCTGTTCGGGATCCTCCTTGGATTGGCTGAATGTCCGTTGCTGATGCTCCCCGTACAGGAATGAAATAATCTTCTTCAACTGAAAGAGGATTATAACGAAGGTCCACTCGGCCGGTGCTTGAGTCAACAATAGAGTTGCGCTTCATTGAGGAAATAACTTTCTGCATATATTGCTCAACTTCGTTTGGCGGAATCTGACCAACATCAATCTTGAAGACTTTTCTTTCAGGCGCTCTTACGATCCGATAAGCCATCATAGCATCTTCGAGAAGAACTAATTGACGCCAGATGCGTCGGGCTGCTTCGAGGACTGATGTCCCATAAGGCGCATATTTGTCGTTGCCAAGAATACGGAAGTGGCCAACTTGCCAGTTCTCGAAAGTCATTCCAGCAGTATTCCATACATATTGGACGTAATTTGGATTAGATTTGTCTTCACCCTCAAGCCTTTCGACTTCGTGAGAAGGCATACCTATTGCACTAGTAATGCCTTCTTTATCATCTAAGTCTAGGTAAAGGAAAAAGTCGCCGTACTTACACATTGTTCGGCACCATCCAAATAGGTTGTGTTCAATATTCATAATATCGTGATAAAGGGCGCCTAACACTGCTTTGATTTCTTCATTTGGGCAATCGACGTTCAACATCGGAGATAGAGAGGAGTGCGTTGTCATTTCGTCTGCATAGATATCTAAAGCAGAAGCGATTTCTGGCGTGTATTCCATCTGATCAAAATCAACATATCGTTCNGAACGATTGTGTTGAGACATGATTGTTAATTGCGTGGTGTTAATTTCACTATAGCGAGTTTTTTTAAACTCTTGACCGCTCGCTGACTTAAAGCGAGAAGCATATTTGTCCATATGAGAACGGCGAAGCTTTCTTCCGGCCTGTGCCCTCCTAGAGACAATTGGTCCAGAAAATATTTTTGTTAAAGTTTTAAATAATTCTGACGATGCGTTTCTTGGGTTTTTCGTATTATTAGCCATTTATTTATCCTTTAATCAGCCATATGAAATCTTGATATTGTTGTTGTTGCTCTTTAAGTCTTGCGCTGTGGTCTTCCTTATGGTTTTTCATACCAGGAATAGTTGTGTTTAAATTGTTGCTGTAGACCTTCATTGAACTGACCATTGCTTTTTTATATTCTAAATCTCGTTGATTAACTGTTAATGCTGTATCTCTCACCCAGCATGCAATTGCAAGAGCCATAACTAGGTCATCATTATATGACCTCATAGCTTGTGCCCTGTTGTTGCTCCAGATGAAAGTTTTGAATTCGCCGACTATTCGTGAAGAATATAATGTAATTAGTTGGTTGCGGATGAATTCTTCCATCTTAGCAATTATTAGAGGGCGAGTTTTTGAAGAAGTAGTAAATCCAGGAACGGAGTTGTTTATTCCTTGCGCTTGCGCTTCTGTTATATATTCGTGCGTTCCTTTAATAGAGAAGTAAAGGTTTGGATATTCTCTATCTTGTAGCTTCTCTAATATAGAGATTCCTAAACTATTATTTTCGACTACAAGCATAGCTTCACCGTACTCTTTGCCGGTGCTGTCTAATATGGTTGCGAACTGCTCTAAGTTTGGCTTGCCCTGATACTCTCCTATAACTTCCATAGTTTCCAGCTTTACAATGTGGAATACAGAATAGTCAGCAGCATCTCCTCGTGCAACATCTGCTACAAGAAGATAGGTACAGGAAGCATCGTATTGCTCCCAAAGCCATAGGTTTCGGTCAAAGCCGACTCGGTATTGTGGTTCTACTATTCCAGCATCTAGGCGAGTAAGATCATTGGCAGACACAACCGTTTCACCAGATGCGTTAAAGGAACACTCAAGCTCCTGTGCGATTTGGCGAGGAGACATATTGCGGGTTTCTTTTATAAACCATTCTTGATCTCTTTCTGGGTGGACGTGCCAAGGTAGGTTTACTGGGTGGAAGTCGTTTACTCCGGACTCTGCTTCAATATAAGTTTTGTGGAACCAGTTACCAACACCGTTTGGTGTAGATAGTGCGATACAACGACCACCAGTAGATAGCGTAGGGTAAAGACCTGTCCATAGATCCTCCAATCCATCAACGTGGGCGGCCTCATCGATTACGAGAAGG